ATTAACCCAATGTACCTAAAGGCATCAGCACCATGACTGTAATTGTCATGTAAAGGCGTCTTAGAGAACATCCCAGTATCAGGGTCTACTTCATAGCGATAATGCCTCAGAGCTTCTAGCCCTTGATGGCAGTTCTCACGATCAAAGTAACAGTTACTGAAAATGGTTCTCGCAGCGTTAATGGAATCCACAATTGGTACTTTAGGCACTATTCTAGTCTTATAACCTAAATTTCGTACAATTTCTTCAATACTGCGACCATTTCCAGCCAAAGTTTTGTTCTCTGCGTCATGGGGCAACCACAAAGTATCGTAAATATACCCAAATCCTTGCATCTTGTTGAGGATGCTAGACATGGTTTCTTGGTTGGTCTCAAAGTACCTTATAAGCCTATTTTCCATGCCTACAAACTGCATGAACCAAATAGCAGTAGCATCGCTCCACCCAAGGTCAAAAATGGCGTGTACAGGCTTTGTAGCGTCATAAGGCACTCTAGTGATGCGCCCATCTAGCTCTGCAAATTGGATTTCTTTGGCAAAGATAGCGCCATCTACCGTTTGCCTACATAGACCCTCCCAAACCGTGTTATAGGCCTCTGGGTCTCTAGCTCTTAATGCGTCTTTCTCAAGTCGTAGCGTTTCAGGAAACCAAGGATTGTCAGACCAATTGACCTTGGCAACTACGGAATTTTCAGGCGCATTGACAATAAAACGTTGATAGGTTTCGTCCGTTTCTAACTCTGGGTTAAACGTGATCCATATTTCAGAATCCTCTTTTCGGATCGTTGGAATCAATACGTTCCATGACATTCTTGAAACCGTTTGGGCCTCCTCCACCCAACAAATGTCTATTCCTTCAAATGATTTTACGTTAGCAATGTTATTCTTCAACCCAACAAAGGCGAACTCTGTACCATTTTTACCTCGTATAGAATTTTGGGTTATTTCGTAAAACGTTGACAAACCCAATAAGTCAATTTGGTCGCACAGTAGTTTGTGTACAGAATCCCTAATAGACGTTTGGAACTCACGAGCACACAAGATGCGTAAGGTTGCCATTGCTCCCTTGACCAATAGCGCTTTTGCGACCGAGTGAGATTTGCCACCCCCACGACCGCCATAGATCGTGCGATAGCGAGCTTTCTCAGGAACAAATAAACATTGGAGTTTTTGGGGAAACTCTGCCCTACTTATCGCCTCTTGAATTTCATTCATTGGGCTTTACAAAACTAACTTGTATGTGTGGAATCAATGGCGCTCCACCTTCACCAGTCAACTCAATCTTAGAGTTATCTCTATACTTCTTAGGAAACCTAGCAGCCATCGACCTAGACCACAATGTTGCGTTCAGTTTTGGCCCATCTTTGTGCTCTAACATATACGCTTGAGCTTGATCTTCCCACCATGCTTGCTCTAATTCCTTAGCTGTGTTTAAGGCTTGCATAAACTGTGGATAAGTATCTCTCCATAAGTATAAAGTTCTAATAGCAAAGCCTAATTCTTTGGCTATTTGCTCTACAGACTTACCCATAGCGCCCAACTCCACGACTTTATCGCAGAATGACTCATCGTAATCGGTTGGGCGTCCTCCTGGCATCATTCAGCCTTTGGTGCTTCTTGAACTTCAGGCTTGGGGGCTTGAGCTTGTGCTTGGGCAATCATCTTGCCCAATAACTCTTGCATATCACGAATCTTATGTTCCATAGATTGAATAACCAAATTCAATTCTTGGGTTGTGTGTGTAAAATTAAACATTATTTCTTACCTTTCATTGTTTTCTTTTCTGCTTCACGCTTAATTGCGTAACTGATGGCAACTGCTTGCTTAACTGGCTTACCAGCCTTCACTTCAGTTTCGATGTTTTTCTTTTGAGTCTTCTCAGACTTACCTTTAATGAGTGGCATTTAACAGTTCCTTTGTAAAAATTGTCCGTTTTTAGAATCACGAGGCAATGGATTTAAAACTATTGGATGGATTCTAGAATGTTCAATTGTTTTCATAACTCTCAAATTTTCAACTCGATTGTCATTATGAATACCATTGATGTGATCGACTTGCTCTCCATCTTCCAATTCTTTAATAAATGCGTGGGCAACTAAACGATGAACAAGTTTTTGTTTACCATGTATTGTTCTAATGTTTCCATTTCGTAAACATACTGTTGCATACGGTCTTTGCCTTCCGTTGTCTTGTTTAATGTGCAGCTTCATTATTTTTTCAACTATTGGCACTAAACAATTGTTTTTCCCTTTCCTGGTACGAGCCAAAGATTTAACTCTACCAAGATTGCTCACTTGATATTTACCTTCAAAATCGGCAATATCAACCCAAATTTCAACAATTCCAGTTTCGCATTGATGCTCTAGCACGGCTACCCTTTTCAGTTTTTTCTGCAATAGGAGCCATTCTAGCACAAAAAGACTTTTTCCTAGCTTTATCGCTTTCGGTCTTGGGGTTTGGGGCAGGTGCTTTCAAGTTTGAGCCATTCTTAGCGTTGTACTCTGCCCTTCCTTTGGCAGTCATACCAGCGCCTTTGTCCGTAGGGTTGTAGGTTTTACCCTTCCCTACGGTTTTGTGCTCGATTGGTTTATCGTGCTTTTTCATTTAGGCAACTTCTTCGTCCTCGTCATCTTCTTCCCACTCAATCTCGTCTTCAGCAAAAGCTACAAGCAAGTCAGCCAACTCTATCCAATCTGTTGTTTCAGGACCGACTTGGTCAATAGCGTAACGTGCAACTTCGTATCTGAATTCTCTGTCTGTAGTCTCAAACATAATCACTCCTCTAGAATGGCGCATATATCTGCTTCTTGAATAATTTGATAGTCTTGACCGTCTATCCTCTGAACAGGCCAGTTAAGATAATCACCGTTCCCATACTTAATAAAGTCACCAACCATTGCCTGATCGACCAATGGCCCAATAGCAACAATAGTACCTTCATTAAAGGGTTCTTTATTATCAACATAGATTATGTCAGATATGTTTCTGACCAACGGCTTCACAACCACTCGATCTCGTAAAGGTTTAAGCATTTTTTGTTGGCCTCCCACGTTTCTTTGGCTCTTGGTAGATCGTTAAACTTGTTAGTTCCCTTGCCATGCTCTCAAAAGTAGGAATAGGCGTGGGTTCATCGGAATATTTTCTATTCTCGAATTCTCCACACCATTCGTTCTCATGTCTGTTTTGGTAAACAGGATACCTACGACATTGCCCTAGTGTATCTTTACCCAAGAAATAACGACATGACTTACAATGACTATCCATCACAACTCCTTTTGTGTTGGCTAGAAGCCCCTAAAAGACTGCAATCTTCTAGGGGTTTCGCTTTTTACATATCTTGAACGTGATCGTAACGCTTGTGATCGTAGCAAGATTCTTCTGAAACCTTACCCTTCATCTCACCCATGCGTCCATCGTGATGGCCCATGTGTGATGCTTCACGCATACCAATACCGTCTGCTTTACCCATGCCAACTCCACCTTCGATGGGCATCTTACGCTCACCACTTGTGTCGCTGCTCAAAGCTCCCTTAGGAATCTTCTCACCAGATGCGCCAGGCACAAACTTCTCTTTGTCCATTTTGGGAACGCTAACCTTTTTATCACCAGTCATATCTGATGACATAACGCCCTTAGGCATTTTTTCCATTTTTGGATAACCCATTTTTAATTCCTTTGTTTCTTTGCAAAAAACACTACTCTTGTAGCACTTTTACTATATCACAAATCAAAATGGAATACTACTATCCTCAAACTGCTCTTTTGGCTTGGGTACGTTTAAATATGCCCAACCATTCCAATGCTCATCAGTCAAAGGCATAAGGTCTAGTTTTAACATCAATCCATTCTTGGTGTCAATGACCGACCCAATTCTTTGGTATCTGTTCTTTTTCTCACCGTTTGAATTGGTATAAGACCCAACAATTGCGGTCACTTCATATTGCGTTCTTGACATTTAAACTCCTTAAAATGTTTACTTTTTCACTAACTTCTAACAAAAACTGTCTGATTTCTTCTTCCAATGACTTGGCATAAAGTTGCTCTAAGTTCAATCTTTGGATGTAAAGCTGCAAATCTTCAGGCATCCTCGGATCAAAACTCACAAAATCACACCAAGTCCGACCTGTACACAACATCTGCCACACCATTTGAGGCACATATTTGTCAGGAATCTTGTTCTTGACCAATGTGTCAATGTGGGTAGCTGAGTTAGGACACTTAATCTCTATCAATCCATCCCCTGCAAAGCCGTCAGGAGAAGCCCCAGACATCTCAATCGTTGGATGGTCAATAAACCCTACCTCCTCAACCAAAATGCCCTTGTGAAGCTCATATGCAGCTCTAGCAAGTGGTTCTGTCTCAGTACCCCATTGCATCGCAGCGTTGGTAAACCCCTCGCTTGGCTTATTAGTGAGTCTTTCAACCACCAACTGTGCCATATAGTTCTCACGACTTGCTGAGTACCCTGATTTGGTCTTGGCTATGACATCTGCAACCCTTGAGGCCGTAACTTTGCCTAAACGTTGTAAATGCCATGCCTCCGTTCTTTGTTCTACATCACTCATTTTTTTCCTTTAATTTGGCTTCAATGTCTTTGGCAAAATTCCATGCAGACCCCGCAGGAATGCGATAGTCAATAATGTATTCATCCTCGACTTCCGCAATCTCCTCATCCGTCAGTCCTACCCATGTGCGCTGTGGTGCAACATAATTTGGCCCCGCCATGTGTTCGTGGAACTGTTCCCACGCCACAGGCTCATCTTTTGTTTCTAGTCCTAACCTAGATTTTTGATCGTACAAACCAAGCAAATAAGATTTTCTGTCTAATAATCCTTCTTTTGTTTCTAGTGCTTTTTTTGCTACCAGTTTGGCAAAATGTTCTAATTTATCTAGCCACATTAACCCACCACCAACATAGTCGTGAGGTAACTTTGCTTGTTTAGCCATTTCTATGATTTCTTCTTTAGTCATCAATAATCCTTTTGTAAAGCGTATTCGTACAAACCCGCTTTAATATATCGTTTGTTGATCGTGTAAGCCCCAAATCTAGGTTTCCTAAGATTCCTCAACTGAGCACTTACACTTGCTTCAGGGTCACCAGTAATCTCGCTTAACTGTTTAAGCGTATACCATCTCCCATCGTTGATAGCTTCTTTCACTCGCAATAGTTGACCTGTTAGCCTTTGACTATCACGCTCGTGATCGTAGTCAGCGCCATCAAATATCAGTTCGCTTTGAGTCATCTGATACATAGCTAATCCCAACATAGTCAATATCGAGCTTGTCCATCTTCTCATCGTAAAAAACAATGTGTGCAAAGTCATCAGGCTCAAACTGGTGAACCATTTCCATGTAAGACACAATCATTTTTATCAACTCAGGTTTGTTTACGTTAATTCTCATTTTCTGTCCTTTAATATATCTGCTGCCAATTCATCGTAGTAATACTGCGACATCATTTCTTTCAACAATTTGTAAAACTCTCTCTTTTCCTCAGATTCAAACGTATTGAATTCATCCGTAGGTTTGACCCACAATTCACCGTTCTTATTCAAGTCAACATTAAATAATCTCATCCCATTCCTCCGTTTCTTCACATCGCTCGCAACCAGGGTGCTCTGGGTCACGACAATGTGGTGCTCTGTTTAACAAATATCTGTAGTTTCTCTGTGCTTGTTCTAGCATCCTGTACTCGTGTACAACATCTTCGTCAATCATTTTTCTCTCGCTTTCATCATTTCATCTGCCAATGTGTATGAATCTAATGCAATAACACTTGCTGGCACATCTTCATAATCAGGACGGCTATTCATTGACTGCATAGCAAGACCAGCAAACCAATCTCTCAA